CGGCGATTGCTACGGCGAGAAGTATCACACTTCTATAGTGTGGGGTGAGACTGAAACGGGTTTTAATAAAAGATGGAAAAATTTTTTTTCCAATAGTTGGGATGATACTATAAAAGCAATTGCAAGCTTTCCTGAGTCCGTGGATATATGGCGACACAATCAAATCGGAGATCTACCTAACGACGGCGACGACAACGAGTCTATTGACGAAAAAAAATTAGATCAGTTAGTTGAAGCAAACAATAAACGTCGTGTAATTTGTTTTACTCACAAACATAGTCGAAAGCATCCAGATTTTAAAAATGGTAAAATTGATTATAAAAATATTGAGATTATAAAAAAAGCTAACGACAACGGATTCACAATGAATCTTTCGGCGAATGATTTAGAACACGCCGACGAATTAGCACAACACGGACTCCCCGTTGCCGTGGTAGTTGATAAACATACAACGGCGACTCCAGATGGACGACCCGTTGCAATGTGTTTAAACCAGACTAAAGGACTCACTTGTAAGCAATGCAAGTTATGCTCAGTTAATACCAGAAAAACAATTGTCGGATTTCTTAAACACTAAGAAATCTGGCTCACTAATTCCGGGCGGCAACATTAGCGGCCCGGGCCAGGCCCGGATATATACTGACTCCTAATCTAAAATATCCGGGCTTTGGATTAAATTATTATCCTGACCCCCGACCCCGAATATTGGCTCAAAAATTCCGACCCGATTTGATGTATGTTTTATTATGGTTTCTATTAATCCCGAAAAATTGTCCCCCGACCATAAACAAGGTATCCCCGAACCCGAATTCATTTGCCCCGACCCGATATTAACGAACCCGAGTCCTTTGGTCGCCAACTCCCGACCATATTCCCCCGAAAATAAATATAGGTGCGAGGTTGAGAGGGGGTTAACCAAGTAAAAACTTACACCTCCCGATTTAAAATACCCGTAATTCCAAGCAATTTGTTGAGCAGAGATAGAAACTCTGTTAGTTTTTGTTACTTTTAGTTCAATCCAAAACGGCAAATGATTTGCACATATATGCACATCTGGAACTCCACCACCTAAACGATTTTCAATTCTTGTTATGTGCCACTTGCTTGGGAGATTTTTTTTTACTCTGCTCCACAGAAGAGCCTCTGGTTTTTGTGTCATCTATTACCTCTGCATCTATAAATGCTTGTGGGTGTTTATTTCTTAATTCTTTTAATCTATTTTCAATTTCATTTCTATCCATTCCATCAATTGCATGATAGTGATTTGTTTCTCTTCTATCAGTAGTAAGACCACCTAAAGAACTTCTAATTTTTTCTGCATTTATACTTGCAGTAAATTGACCCTCTTCTTCTGCTCTATCTCCTAGATCTTTAAATCTTTTTAATTGACCTAAAAGAGTAACACCATATTTCTTTTCTCTCTCTTCACGTAGTTCATTTATATATTCAGTAACATGAGGGAAAACAATTGGATCTAAAAGTTTATGTGCTTGAATTCTAGCAATTCCATTTTTATCAGAATATCCTGCCTTGCGAACACATTCTGCATTACTGTAAATTCCTTCTACAAAATATTTAGCAAACTCTTTTTGTCTATTAGTAAGTTTACGATTATGTTCTTCTTCTATCTTTTCAATTTTATTTTTACTTGCCATAACACTATATATACTAAACGAATCTAAAAAGATAAATAGTTTTTTGATTTTTTAAACCCTTATCGGTCAGAATGTTAGATTCGTTACATAAAAAGTGTAACGAAAACACCCTAAGTGTAACGAGTAGTGTAACGAGTTTTATCTTCTGTAAGTACTGCTTTTCCAATGTTTTTAACAATATTTTTTTGACTCGTTACACTTTTACACTTTTTTATGCCCATATTTTGTTTTTACAACACTAAAATATATTTTGACCGTATATATGCAAAAGTGTTGCAAATAACCCATTTATCATGGTAAGATATGGTATTTAATAATTAACTTAGGAGTTACACGATGAACGATAGACACTTAAACGAAATGAGAAAAGACTTTAACGAGTTTTTTAACACTATGAACGATAAGTATAAATCAACTTTTAAAATGCATACTGTTAGATACAGTGGTTCAAGGGCAGAGGTCAGTGAAGGATCTTTCAAGGTTGAGTTTGTAGTCGATGGTCAAAAATCTAAAGACGAACAGATTTTAGAATTGTATGCAAAAAGCGATAATCTAGATCTTACAAAAAAGTATGACCACCATAGATTAGGAACAATTAAATTACATTCATATCTTACTAAAGCGAGAAGTAACAAATATGTAATTGAAAGTTCTAATGGTAAAAAGTACAGAATTGATTATGTAGATGCGACAAGATATTTCGGAAACAAACCTACAAAGACAGAAGTTACTACAGTAGGCATGGACGGAAAACTTACTTTAACAGATAGAAAAGGGAGAGTAATCAATGAGTAATTTTAACAATGAAGATAAAAAATATGCGACTAAACATTACAGTCAATTATTAGGTCATACGATTAAGGAGTTTCACTTTCCAGAAAGTGAACACGCACTAAATCCATTTCCGATTTTTGTTACCGAAGATAAACAAGGTAACAAATGGCAAGTTGATGTGAGTTGCGACCAAGAAGGCAATGGTGGTGGTTTTTTATTCATTCAAAAAGATAAGGAGCAAAAATAATGATTAGTAAATCTATGATGAAAAAATATTTTGATAGATGGACTGATAGTAGTTATAGCAACGATGTTATAACTACTAGTATCGGTTACAACTATATAGATGAAAAAGAAGATTATGAAATGCAGTTATGGTATTTAGAAGATCCTACTAAAAAAAATGAAGAGCAAGAAAAATTAGGTTTGGGAATTTATTCATTATCAATGAGAAAAGATAGTGTAACTGTAACTAAAGAAGATTTGAAAAATCACGCAGAACTTATAGAGGGAGATGACCATTTTTCATATTATACTGATAGTTTTATACATTTAATGAAAGTATTAAGAAAGTTTTATCCCGACTCTGTTGATGAAAAGAGAATGACAATGGAGAGAAACTTCATTTGTGATATGTCCAATATTTTGCAAGATTTTTGCAAGTTTAACAATTTGCCTTATAAATCTGCCGATGATCTATTGTATGGCAAGCACGAGAAACCGATTTCTTTTACTAAAAAGCAAAGGGATTTTTTAATATCTTATATGTCTATGTGGGACAGAGGTGTTGCATGAATTTAAAACAACTATATGAAAGAGCAAAAAAGAATAATTCTTATTATGCGAAAGAAACTTTTGAAGATTTTATTCACGATTATAAAAATGTAAGAGAAGACTTTTTTGTTAGTGAGAAAGAATATAGAAGACTTGCCCCAAAGTTAGAGGGCGAATTTTATTCTTATTATAAAAAAATATATGGAGTGGGGTATTTAAATGAGTAAAAAATATTACATGAGCGCAAGTGACTTTATAGAGGTCACTTGCGAACTTGCAGATAAATTATTGCAAGAACGATTAGGTGATAAATACGCACAAATAAAAACTGAACATAGTTACACCGAAGAAGGTCAAGAACACTTTAATCAATTACTTGATGAGGTTGAAGTTATTTTTGAGAGTGTCGGAATTGTTTATAAAAATGAGGAGGACGAAAATGCCTGAACTAAATTACATAGGTAGTGGAAAACATAAACAATTAGGGTTTGAGTGGGAAGGTTTTTTTATCACCGACCCATTTACTTCTAGTTGTAATAGATTTGAAGTAGACCCGATATCTGAATATGGTTTAACAACCGAGCAGGTAAAAAGACTTAAACAAGAAAATAATTTAGGAGATTAAAAATGAAGTATGAATATGGATTTGAGGATTGGTCGAGAAGTACTGATAGATACACTATAGAGTGTGATAGGAAACTTGACCAAGATGAAATATTTTTTGTGATAAATGAAACAGAGGCAACATCACTTTCTGATTATAAGCAGTATGAGGATATAACATCTAAAATACCATTAGATGATGGAAAAATTGCACTTGTGACTTATCACGGAAATGATTTAAGTAATTCAGATTATGAAATAACAAGAGGAAAGGAGAACTTAAAATGAAGTATGAACAAATGTTAGAGAAAGGTCTTGATAAAATATTTGAATCTTTAGTCGGCGACAATGGTTTAAAGAGATGGACTACTAATCCAGATGAGGGGTTAGGTGGTAATGCTATTGAAGAAATAATCAATGAGATCCACCGACTAAAAGATATTGAGTACAAGTATGAGAATGAAACCAAGAAAGATTTCAAGGACGGAGTACACGATGGTCTTATGGTCGGGGTACGAGATGAAGACAACTACACACACGATTACAAAGAAGGGTATGACTATGGAGTTTTTCTTCATACCGAGATTGAAGAAACGCAAGAATTAGAAAACCAAAAACTTCGTGAAAGGAGAAAATAATGCCAAATTGGACTAGAAACGAATTAGAAATACAATTTCATAATGTGTCAGAAGATACAAAAGAAAGGAGAAAAAGTGTTGATGACTTTTTAAAAAAGGTCACGAAAATAGAAAAGTATGACGATGGTACAAAAAGACAGATACTTGATTTTGAAAAGATAGTACCACCCCCGAAGAATATGTTTAGGGGAAATCTTTCTGATGAGGATAGAAAAAGATGTGAAAAGAAAGGTATCCCGAATTGGTATGATTGGTGTATTGAAAATTGGGACACCAAGTGGAACAGTTGTCATTGTACCATTGATATAGATAAAGAATATTATGAAATTATATCTATAACTTTTAATACTGCTTGGTCGCCACCCGTTCCCGTAATTGATAAGTTAAAACAAATGTTTCCCGATTTACATATTTCTGGTAATTATGTAGGTGAAGCAAATGAATTTGCAGGAGTATTTTAGGGAGAAGTATTATGGGACTTTTTGATGATGCTTGGAGAACATCTGTACATAAATGCAGTATCTGTGTTTTTAAAGCAGATGTTTTAGAGCATGAAAAATATTATTGTCATAAGTGTTATAAAAAACTATTTTTAGAGAAAGGAGAAAACAATGGCTTTCATAGGATATCAAAAAAAAGCTTTAACAGAGGATCATAAAAATTTAGGAAATTATTTTGAGATGTATGAAGTAGATCAATTAAAAAATCTTATTTTAAAAGTTTTTAAAGATCACGAACTATTAACCAAGAGAGGACAAAAAGCATTAGAGGATCTAGTTAATATGTTAAATACAATGGAAGATCTGGAATATCGTCCAATGAAAAATAGGAGAAATAAATGAGTAAGTTTCATGTAACTATTTTATGGGGAGAGAATCCCGGTCCTGAAACAGATTTAGCCGTCTACAGTTTTAAAACATTAGAAGAAAGAAAAGCATTTTTACAAGGTGTAGAACAATCTTTAGGGTGGCAAGGTGTAGATTGGCGAATTCACGATGTGCCGCGAAAGTTTAAAAAAGAAGAATTTGATAATTATATAGGAGGAAATTATGAATAATAAAGCAGAACAAAAACCCGAAGAACAAAAACCCGAATTAATTACTTGGTCTAATGCGATTGATATTTTAGAAAGACACATTATGCACGACGAGTTTATTTCTAAAAGTAGTTTAATAAAAGCATTGGACAGAATTAAAAATGGGTAAAAAAGCAGTAAACTTAGATGACTATAAGAATGTCCCGACCCCCCATAGTAAGATGTTGTATCAGATAGCTAAAGACAAAGGATTAACTATTACACAACTTACTTGGGAAGTGGATTTATCTTATACGTTTGTATTGCAGATATTAAAGGGCGAACAGTTTATGAGTTCAAAGACTGCAACTAGAATAAGAAAAAAATATAACTTTCCCATGTATGGAACATAAAAGATGATAAAAAAACTAAAAGTTTTAGATCTTTTTTCTGGTATAGGTGGATTTTCACTTGGACTAGAATCAACAGGTCATTTTGAAACCATAGCTTTTGTGGAGAATGATGAGTATTGTCAGGCAGTATTGAAACATCATTTTCCCGAAGTCCCGATATTAGGAGATATAAAAAATGTCACAAAAGAAACAACCCGAACAACTCCCGATGTTATTTGTGGAGGATTCCCCTGCCAACCCTATTCAGTCGCAGGAGATCAAAGAGCGAAAGACGATCCTAGACACCTCTGGCCAGAAATGTTTAGACTTATCAAAGAGCACCGACCCACTTGGGTTATTGGAGAAAACGTTAATGGACTCGTCAAATTGGGCTTGGACGAAGTATTACATGACTTGGAGAGTGAAGGCTACTCCACAAGGACGTTTAATATTCAAGCTTCATCGGTCGGCGCCCCCCACCAAAGGCAAAGGCTCTGGATCATCGGACACTTGGGCGACACCGAACACGATGGATCATTTGCCTCCGAGAGAGAAAGAGAAATGTCCTACCAATCAAAAGAACAGAAAAAACAGATCTCGCTCTGGGAATCTGAGGGAACAAGTAGTGCATCAGGAGATGTGGCCAACCCCGACGACAAAAGGATACGGTCATGCGTCCGAGGGAATGACAATGATAATGAGAAGAAAAGTGGAGCAGGGTCAGTTGACCGAGGAAGAAGCAAGAAAAATGATGAACGGGACAACCCTTCGTCCACCCAGAATGAAAGAATGGATGTTTCCGACACCGACGACTCAAGAAACAGAACACAAAAACATAGAGTTAACAAAAACGGGAAGACGAATATCCAAGGACGGCAAGAACACACACAGTCTAAGTCTAGCAGACACGGTGCAAATGTTTCCGACACCAACGGCAAGGGATTACAAGGATCGAGGACAGAACACGAATTACGAAAAAGCAAAGAAAAAAGGAAAATTGGCAGGAGCAGTTGGTGGGACTCTGAACCCAACGTGGGTCGAGTGGCTTATGGGGTACCCAATCGGGTACCTAGACTCCGTGCCTTGGGAAACACGGTCGTCCCTCAGATCATCGAAAAAATAGGTTTAGCAATTATTGAGGCAGAGAATGGATCTAAAAAAGATAGTAGAGTTTGACAAACACATAAAGTGGACAATTGATCACAAGTCAAATCCTTATGCTATGGTTTTAGATGTAGAAAACATCTGGTATTTTTCTGAAAAAGATAATCCAAAAGATTATAATTTTTTTAAACTTCTTATTCAAGATAACGCAAAACCTTTTAAGTGGGGACTAAGTAAGCAAAAAACCATTATGATATTTGAGCATAGTGGTTTTAATTATTTTATGGCGCCACCAGACATTGTATATAAAGTTCAATTAAAGATAAAAAAGAAAAAAAAGAGATAAGTTAATTTGAAGAGTTATTATCTATAAAGATGGCATCAAGCTCATAACCCATAGCCCGGAGAAGTAATTCCATTTTGTAAATAGATGGTTCTGATATTTTCATTCGCTCATAGTTTTCTATGGTGCTAACACCGACACCTGATTCAAAAGATAATTCTTCCCGAGACATTTTAGTTTTTTTTCTTAATTCACACAAAATGTCTGCCCAATGAGATCTTAATACCGACTTACAGTGTGTATTTACCATAAGCATTAAATACCATCTACATTATCTAATGTAAAGTTTTATTGCTTTTTTCAGGAGCAAAGTCTTCTAGTATTGTATCAAAACTAGCTTTTTTACCTGCTATCATTTTTAACGTAGTGCTTCTAACTTTTGCTAAAACATCACATACTTTAAAGACACCCATTTCTCCTTGTCCTCCTTTTTCTAGAGCCACCCGAATTAAAGCTATAATCTTTTCATGCTCTAAACATTTATTGTCATCAAACATTTCAGACAACTCTAAATAAAACTCTTGCGCTTTTTGTTCACTCATTACTTTCTCCTATTTTACTTTTTATTAAATCTTTTTCTGAAGGAACAGTACTTGCAATCTCAACTAAAAAAGATATTTGTTTTGCAGGAGAACGATGCGTTTTTTTCTCCAACCTTTTTAATTTTTTCCATGTATCAATTGATACTGCTACACTTTTATACTTTGTTATATCTGGCATATTTTTCTCCTTTTATGTTAGCCATTGTTTTAATTCATCGCCCATAACTAAACTAGCGATCTTTCTTTTGTTTACCAATGCTTTAACAATCTTTTCATCAATTGTTTTTTCTGCAATTAAATCTACATAGGTAACTTTCTTCTTTTGACCTATACGGTGGCAACGATCTTCTGACTGCATGCGAAGAGCTAAGTCAAAACTATTCGCAAAATAAACAACGTTGTTAGCCGCCGTTAATGTTATCCCATGTCCACCTGTTTGAGGGTTTCCAATAAAAAACCTAGCATCTCCATTTTGAAAATGTTCTATTGCTTGTTTTCTATCCTCATCAGAAGTGTCACCATAGTAAGTAACCGTGGACCTGGAACCGTAAGTCTTAGTAAGTGTGTCGTAAATTCTTTTTATATCATAACGAAATCTTGACCATATAATTACTTTGCCCGACATATCTTCTATACAATTAATAAGTTCTGGCAAACGATTATCTTTAATCTCTATAGTATTTCCTTCATCTGTTTTTGTATGACCCGATAACACTTGTTGTAGGCGAACTAACTGCGTCATAATATTTGGAGCAGTCATAAACTCTTCATCATTAATTTGAGCTAAAGCAAAGTTTTTTATTTCTGAATATATTCTTTCCTGGTCCTCAGTTAACTGAACAGATCTTGTAATATAAACTTTATCAGGCAAGTCCAGGCACTCTTCTTTCATAATACGAGAAGAAAAGTTTTTAAGTAATTCATTTAATTTATCTAAGTTTTTATAACCTACTACCATATTAAATGAGTTAGCACCAACCGTTGTTTTTTTCATAATAGCAAAACGATATTGGTATTGAAAAAAGTTATCTCCCGTTTCTCCTAATAAGGTAGGACTCAAAAAATTACACTGCGCCCATAAATCTAATGGCGATTGTGTAACAGGAGAACCCGTTAAGATTCGCTTATATTTTGCTCCACGACTTATCTTTATAATCGTCTTTGTTCTTTTTGCTTTAGGGTTTTTTATAGCAGTCGATTCGTCAATAGCTAATAATGTTACCGATTTTTTTAATAAAGCGGCTAAGTACGATGTTCCCTTGGCAGTGGACAAAGCTTCTACATTCATTACAAAAATTCTTAGAACGCCCGGAACTTTTTCTTTTAATAAAGATAATAATAATTCTTTTTCTTTTTTATTTGGCGAGGGCCGCCATACACAAATTTCTTTTTCTATATGATCTGGTAAATGCACAGGTATCTCTATATTAGACCAGTTTCTGTAAACTCCTTTTGGAGCAATAACTACAAAAGTATCTATCTCATTTTTCTCAAATAAAATACCTACATTATCAATACACACTTTAGATTTACCTGTACCCATCTCCATAAAGTATGCCCATACAGATTGGTTCCAAGATATTTTTAATACATCTTCTTGATGCTTAAAAGGTTGTGTCTTAAATTTGTACATAATATACCATCATAGTACATTATGGAATATCACAGTCAAGTGTTGACATTATTTATTTTATAGAATAGTTTTATGTATACGTAATTTTACGTGTGACTCCAATGATTGTGGTCTACTTAATTGTAGACCATAGTTTAAGAGCAGAAAGGATACATTATGTCAATAGTATACGTGGTACAAGAAAATCCAAGAGTAGATATTTTATCTGCTACTAAGTACGGTGAACTTTTACCATTAGCAAATCCATCAGAACAACTACATCTAAGTCCAGGGCGAATAATAAGTTTATTTAAGAGAAAACTTAAAAACTTTTCTGATAAAGACTTCTTATTATTAATTGGAGATCCTGCACTGATTGGAGTTGCCGTTACTGTTGCCAGTGATATCAATGACGGAAAGGTTACTGTTTTGAAGTGGGATAGAATAGAAAAAATGTACTATCCCGTCAAACTTTCCTTTCGTGGAGGCATTGGAGATTATCAACAATAAACCTGACAAGGAGGTATGTTATTATGAATAACGAAATATGGAAAGAGGTAGAAGCAGATGCAGACAAATTTAAAGACTTATCTACCGAAGGTGGTAAAGATCTAAGTGATTTGATTCGCCAAGCCACAAACCTAAACAAGCAGATAGATGTTTTAGAAGAAGAGTTAAAAACTCTTAAACAGAAAAAGCAATCTTATATGTTTGATTTAATTCCTGCAAAAATGGGAGAAATGGGTATGGATAAAGTTGAAGTAAATGGTAATGCCGTTTCACTTTCTACTTTTGTAAGTGCAACGATGCCTAAAGATCCTATTCAAAGGGAACAAGCTATGTCACATCTTCGTGATATAGGTGCTTCTGATTTCATTAAGAACCAAGTAATGGTTAATTTTGGAATTAATGAAGACAATATGGCACGATCAGTACAATCTGAACTTGATGATAAAGGTATGGATACTACTGCACGTGTGTGGGTAGAACCATCTACATTAAAGAAATTGGTTCGTGAACGTGTTGAGAATAATCAAAAAATAGACTTAGAATTATTTAAAGCACATGTTGGTCAAGTCGCTAAAATTAAAGGAGGTAAAGATGAGTAAAGTTAATAATAAAGAAGTGAGTATCCTAGAGGAAATGGCAAAAGACTCTGGGGGTGGTTTTGAAGAAGTATCGTCTTCAGATGTTCAAATACCATTTATAAGAGTAATACAAGCTATGAGTCCACAAATTAAAAAAACGGATTCTGCTTTTAT